GATGTTTGGATATTACGATACGTATCAATTGCAGTCGTGTTTGCAGCAGAAACAACAAACACTTCATGATTGCCAAAGTCTGGATCTCTGACTCGAATCAAATCACCTGTTGTAAGTACTGCTGCTTGGCTCGAGGTCGTTAAAATAGAATTTGAACCGTACGTAATCCTTCCAGTTCCAGCCAACTGATTTTGAATTTCTGGAAACTGATCGAACCCATATGTGTATTCATGCTGATCGTTTGTGCCTGTGCTAAAGAGCTCAGTGTTATCTTTTAATACCAGCGGTGTCCATGCTTTGCTCGAAAATGCTTCGCGATCGGCAGCATTATGGATCTTAGCATATACTCGAATCTCAGTACCAGCTGGACGATATCCTGACAAGTATACCACGATATCTTCTGCATATTTGTCTTGTGCGAAGTTAATGATTTTTGTAAGATACTTCGATTTTGCCAAACCATTTGGACCAGTTTCAGTATCATAATTAGTAATTGCTGTCAGTCCAACTGTGCGTGTTTCTTTGTAAGTATTATTAATATCGTTTTGATAAAAATAGAAGTCGAGCTCACGAGAAGTCGTATAAGGAACCGAGAATCGATCTCTTTCTGCTGTGCTTACCGCAATGCTAAGATTTGCTACCACAGATTTTCTTCTGTCACCGAAGAGTGATGAACTCTTTGATGTATCAACTTCGACAGATCTTGAAAGAACAAATCCTGGTTGTGTAGAGTCATTCGTCTGCAAAAGATCAATGTTGGTTGCGCTAGCAGAAAGTGCATTCGATGAGTTAGCAATACGGTAGTTCAAAGTAAATGTTGAACCAGATGGATTACCAACTAAGAATGATGGCTTAAATTTGTCAACTGGATAACGATCGATCGATGCGATATTTGCTGACGCGCCTGATCTTTCACCAACAAGTCGCCCACCGCTTACTGCAAATTTGACTGATGCATTTGCAGTTGAATCGACAAGCACAAGCTTGCTTTTTGGATAATCAATATAGTATGCAGTTGCAACTGGAGGAATTTTATATGCAATTCCAGATGCTGCGAATGATGGAAAACGATCAACCGTCATACTAGTACTACTCTGAACAGATGTCACGGTGAGTACTTGTTTTGCTCCACCGCTCTGAACAACAATCTTACTTCCGAGTAGATTATCGAATGTTGTTCCTACACCAACAACAGTATTACTTGACGTTGTAATCGTCACTGTACCTGTCGTATTGGCGATATCTTGATAGATATATTCACCACCAATAAATGCACCAGTGTTAGTATTATCGATCGTAAGGAACTCATAATCTTTATTCACTAAACTAATCACAGTATTATCTGCTGTAAATCTAGCTACTTTTACTTTAAACTTCAGATTACTATCAGTAATTTGACGATGTGTCGTTGTATTTGTTGGAGCATATAGTTTTCCACCATGTGTTCCAGGTGCACCGACTGATGGAGTATTCGTAACTTGTCCGTTAATTACAAGACGATGTGATGCAACGTTTGTCCATACATCATATGCTGGATCATTAAACTTCAAGACGATACCGTAATATTTTCCAGATGCCAATCGAACAGGATTATTAAATCCAATTACAGTCGCAGCAGAAGCATCTTGCGATGTTGCAATGAGGTTATATTCGATGAGTTTCATCGAGTTTCGAAGAACACGTGTTTCGATCGGAGAAGTGTTTTCAACTTCACATATCCATGCATTCACAGTTGGTGCTGTTGCACCAGAAACCGTCACACCGAGTTGGGGTTTCGATTTAAAATATACATCGATAGAAGTGAGCATGACTTCTGGGGCGTTTGCTACCGCATCAGGATTCACATAAAATGTTTGAATGTAATTAAAGCCAGCCATGAATTTCCTCGTTTATATTATTTATTTGCAATTAACGGAAGCTACCGTTTTCGGCGCGTATAATATCAATTTCTCGCAATTCATTCACATTAAGAGTCTGAACGTTATATGAACCAGTTGCAGTTAGACCGTCTCCGGAGCTGCCGCCTGTATATTGCGCAGTTGCTGGAAGAGTAGCTTGTGTTGTGCTTCCAGTAGTTGAAGTTGACAATGTTGTCGAAGTCTCTGATATATTAAGTCCAGTCAAGACGTCTTGATATTCTGAATAGAATGCAAGAGTAATTACACCTTGCGCCTTCGAAGTTCCATCATTATTTTCAATTATAAACCGCTTTTGGCCTGCAATATTTGAAATTACACGGTTTCTGGCTTGCACGTCTGAACTAGTTTCGTCGAGACCTGCATCATAATAGAAGTCGAATGACATTGTTCCATTTTCATCTGATCTGAGTCCAGTCGTGTTCGTAGTTGATGTTCGAACTTGTTGACATTTTGCAGTCTTATCTTCTTCATCAAAATTGAAAGTATGATTGGTATTCGGTTTTAGACCAGAGATAGAAATAGTAAATCTTTGCGAGTCAGCAATATAGAATATTTCACCTACTCCGATATTCGTATAATAATAATCGCTTCCATATGCAAACGATTCTGTTACTGTAAACGTATCAGGAGTTACATTATGAACAATACCACCGTATGTGTATGTTGCAATATTATCGGTAGTTTGAGTCGTAGTACTTATTGAATCTGTTGGATATTGTAACAAGTATCCATAAGTTCCTGATCTACCAGATGCACCCTTGTTTGTACCTTTATAAACTCTGATCTTTACATACTCGCCAGCGGTCGGAGAGTGTGTCCACAACAATTTAAACTGATCTTCAAGAAACGTACCAGAGTCAATACTCGAAGGATATGATTTTCTTCTAAGCTCTCCAGGATGTTCAACTGTACCATTCAATTGGTTAATTTGGTTGAGACGAGCAATATCAGCTGTTGTAATTGGTACAGCGGCCGCAGAAGATTGGGTTTTTGTCCATGGTCCATTCTCTGAAGTGCCTTGATAAACTGTCATAGAGAAGTTATTATCACGAGACACTGCATAAAATTCTACTGGACCTTGAAGACTACTAAAGCGATATACAAACTCTTCAAATACTGATCCATTGTCATTTCGCGAAGTACTTCTTTGTAGTTGCACGACACTTTCAACACGCTGCGTAACAGTCGTAGTCGTAACTTGTCCACTTGTATTCGCTGCCGTTGTTGTACCCGTAGTGGTATTTGCAACAGTAGTAGTCGTTGTACCCGTAGTGGTATTTGCAACAGTAGTTGTTGTTGTACCCGTAGTGGTATTCGCAACAGTAGTAGTTGTTGTAGTATTTGCAGTAACAACTGCTGGTATTGGTCCAGCAGTCGCAGCGCTTTGTTCACCGATTACTACTTCGTTATACGGCAGTGTTAAGATACCATCAACCTGACCAATTCCATCTGGTTTAAACTGAAGATTTAGTTCTTTCAAAGATGGTCCGAGTTGATCATTACGAATCGTAGCATAGAATTCTGGATTACCAATTTCTGCATACGTATAGTCAGTGAATGGATCTACGAAGAATCCAAATTTAAATCTATCTAATGCAGCGTCATTGCTACTTGGAATAAATCTTGATTTTGCGAGCGCTTCTGCAAGAGTAAACGATACATAGTATTCAAGATCTTTGATTCGTTTGTCAAGACTTCCAATGTCAGCCATCGTATATCTGCGCTGTTGAATTCTTGCTCTTTCGGAAGCACTGATAAGTGGTTTAACGGTGTAACTGACTTTTCTTTTACCAGAGATTGCGCTCTCAACATTCGTGTCAACGATTTTTGACATCTCATCAGATAATACTTCTGGAAGAGAAGGATACGGAGGAATATTATATACTTGAAGTGTAAGAGAATTGTCTTGTTCTGGCGGCAACTTCGGTTCAGTGCCTGCTTCACCAGACTTTACTTCGAAGTTTCCGATCGAGTTAATGATAACTCTGTCTAATCTTCCTAAGTAAGAACTTACATTCGCGATGAGTGTTGAATTCGGTACTGGGAAATTTGCAGTCGCTGTCGAGAAATATGTAGCATTCGATGGAAGAGTAGGATTAAAGATCGAAGCAGCATTCGCTCCAGCAGCAACTGAAGAAATATCGGTAATGTAATTAATCGTATTGGCTGCAGCTGGACGTAGATCTACGTAATCTCTTAAATCGTAGTACGTACCAGTTCTTCCTTGGAATTCAGGAAGTTCCATGGTATTAATACTCGTATCACTTAGAAGCGTCGCAAGATTGGCACTATCATTAATAGTATACGATGAAATCGTTTTTGGTCCAGTCGCAGCAGTAAATGCATCAAACTTTACAAGAAGGATATCATTCGTTGCAAGAGGAGCGTATCCAGCCTTTCTTGCGAGACGTGAGATATCTAAGAAATCTTCATTCTGTCTGCTTTCAATAAAGAATTGATTCGTAACATCTGTGACACCAAAGGTATTTGCAGTAAAGAACATGGCATTGCCAGTGAACTTATGTGTCGAAGATGAGTTTGAAGTCAGAGTAAGATTTGCACCACCGCGAGTAGCAGAAAGTGCAAAGCCAGATGTATTTGCAAATACTGCAAAGTATGTTGTGCCGTTAGTTAAACCACCGAGTACACCAACGCCTGCAGTATTTGAATATACAAGAGAATCGCCGTTAGCAAACGGATTGTTTGTTACGGTAATAAATGCATTTGCAGTCGCAGAATTTGCAATATCAGTCGATACGTTGAATGTGATGTCACGCGCGCTGCCATCTTGCTTGTGTACGCTTTGCAAACGATACACATCTGATACACCGAGAGGCCATGGCCCACTAATACCTGCGCTGTTGTTATTTGCAATACGAATTCTTGCAAAGTTTCCGCGCTTCGATGTTTTAGCAGCAGAAGTAACGTTATTTTGTGTCGCATTGTATACGACCGAAACACCCATCACTGTTGCAGCATTCGATGTAGCATTGGCAATATTATTACCAACGTATATTGTCATGATTTGACTATTCGAACTGTCGACGTTCGCAAATTTATTCGAACGATTTGAAAGCGAGATTGGAATGTTTTGCGGATAATAAAGTGTAATACTACCGCCAGAATATGTCTTTGTGGCAGCCGATACAAGCGTCATCGAAGTGCTATTGGCAATCGAAGCAATCTGTCCAGAAGTGGTATTGCCACCAGTTGAATTGGCAATTAAAACAAAATCACCAGGTGCAAATTCAACATTAAAGAGACTGCTTGTGCCAGTCACAGTAGTATTGCTATTGACTGCAACCGTACCAGTCGCTGGCGCCTGTGATTTAAAGTTTCCGTTTGGAGTAACAATCAAATCTCTTATTTCTGAAGGATTTAACTCTTCAGTATAAGGGAAATATTCACCAGTCGTAAGATTTAAAACAACATACCCGTCAGAATTGGCTTGTTCTGTTGTATTAATCGATCGATACTGATATGTGATATTTGCAGCATTAGATGTGGCTGTCTTTAATTTAAACAGCAGAGAAGAGTCACGTGTATCTTGTAGAACAGCAATATTTAGTGTTGCATCGAGTACAACGTCGGCGATTGCTTTATTACCAGATCCGTAATATATGCTCTTCGTTGCACTAAAAGCTTGTCCGCTATTCATATTAATATCGAAGAGATACATTCTGTATTTACAGTCAAACTTGCCAATGTCTCCGTCTTGATAGATAAACGAGCGAATTCTTGCAGTACCTATTTTAGTACCTGGAGTTGTAATCGTTGTAGAACCAGTACTAATATAATTAGCAGGACTTGCATAAAGATCTACTTGTTGACCAATATCAAAGTTAAACACACCAGCCAGTTCATCGACCACAACATAGTTACCATACCCAAGACGTGTGATTGTTGCAGGATCGTTAAGCTTCGTCGTTCCCTTATTTACATTTTGCTTATAGTTACGAATTGTTTCAATACGAATACCATTAATATAAGCTTTACCTGGATCGATATTCAGTCTTACTAAATTAGCAGTGTCAGAGAATGTTGGTGAATCTTTTGTGGTTGTCAAGAATTGATTAATGACATAGTTACCAGATTCTTCAAACGTTCTTTTTTCTATCTGACGATTGATTACATTATACACCGTATCTTGGTTCATTCTGTACGGAAGACCGCCAGTGAATTCAATGATAGGAAGAAACTCGTTATTTGCGTCAGCTTCTGCCTTGCTAAGAACCTCAATAACTGGTGTTAATTTTAGGCGATCTGCACCAGGAGCAGTATAGTTAAATGTTCCTGTAGCATTGTCAAGTAGCGATTGATCTTGATTTGAATTGATAATGCTTTCTGTGGTTCTAAATCCAACCGATTTATCAAAGTCAGTGTTTGAATACTTGTTAACAATCTCAAACTGCTGAGCAACTCGCGAGAAGAAACCTTTCTGATAGATTGTACCACCAGTAATTGTAATTCCATATCCTGTTCCGATTGGAACAGCAGTGGCATTTGCAACTTGAATAGTTGTAAGGAAGTTTTCTGCCACGAGCTCAAGTTCTTGTAACTCGGTTGCAGTCGTCGCCACACCTGTTGCGTTGTTAGCAATTGTGACGTGTGGTTCGACATAGTAACCAGATCCTTGTCCAATAACTTGAATCGCGGTAACTTTACCAAGAGAGTCGGTAGTAATCGAGCCGACTGCGCCAGAACCAACAATTGATACTACGTTTGCAGTGTTTCCTGTTGCAACACCAGTAATTGCTTCACCTGCCGCAAATCTAAACTTAATAGTATTTGCAGTAAGAAGATCCGCATATTCCGGGCGTACTTTTAGAATAAGCGCTTCAGCATTTGCCGTAGAATTTGCTTCAATAATAACAGCATTGGCAACACCAGTACGAATTACTGTTGTTGCTGGGAAATCTGCAGCAGATGGTTTTCCACCGTTTGCATATTTAAGTGCAAGAGCAGACATCACAACGACAGTATCGCTGTTGCTAAACTTTGAAGCGCCGTCATTTACTTTAATGTTAAAGATCGGGAACGACTTTGCAAAGACTGTTAGATTTTCTCCTGGAGAGAATGTATCTGTTTCGAAATCACTGCCAGAATTGGTGTAACTTACAAACAGCGTATTCAGATCTGGAGCCTGAGATTGCAGACCAGAAGTTGTCTTTACGATATGCGCAACGAGATTAGCAGAGTTCTTGACGCTCAGATTGTTATAGAGATTTACATCGACTTGCAGACCATCGGTAGTTAAATCGTTAATCTTAACGTAAGGCACTCGCTCATTTGTTGTGATCGAGCAACCTTCGATGATTGTGCCACGACGATATATATTGTCACCAAACTTCTCAATTTGCTGTTGAAGAATAGTTTGAAGTTGATTTAATTCACGAGCCTGAACGGCAACACCGGGCTGGAAGAGAATTTTGTAGAAGTCCTTGTCTTGACTATAGTCGTCAAAATAAGGAGATACGTTAAGGTTGGTTTCCAGAGCCATTTAATTAAAACTCCAATACTATTTTTATAATTTCTGATTTGTTATCGTTGCGTGTAATAGGATCAAGGTTCTCGATATAAAGTACATCGCCTGAACCTATTACAAAGTCTCCAGGGTATTTATTCAATAATGGAGCAAGCTCTGCACTTGAAACTTCGCCAGCAATATCTCTTACACCGCGCGGATCGAGGTTGAAGATGCCGTATCTATTACTAATCCAAAGACGATCGGTATCATCAGTAGTTTCGAAGTGATGTACTTTACCACGTGGTGCGGCATATCCGATTAAGCTTTCTTGACGGACTTCTTCGTCTTCGATAAAAGGTACACCGCCTGTACTAAATGTACCGATGAGTTGTGTAAGTTGACGCGAATAGTTAAAGGCGCTAGCATTTCTATCGTTTATCTCAAGAATGCCTGTAATTTCTGCAGTCGTGCCAGAGACAGGAATTACAGTGTCTCCAGCCATACCACCAACACCAATAATTCGACTACCAGATGTAAAGACACCTGCCACATTTGACAGCTCAATTTGACTTACGCCAGAGAATGAAACAATGCCACTCGCTTCAACGATAATAGCTGAAACTTCACAATCATCGGCGGTAAATGAACTTTGTGTATTTGCGGTGGTAATTCGATAATCTTGTGGTACACCAGCTACAGTTGAGATATAGTTGCTTGACCCATCAGTCACTAATACATAGTCGCCGACTGCAAATGCATCTTGATATGTAGGTGCATCAGGATTCGCGAGTGCTACTGTAATAGAACCGTTCGCACCGCCTGTGCTGGCTTCTCCATTAATACCGACTATTGGTGCAGTTACATAATTAGATCCAATGTTAGTAATTGTAACAGAAGTAATAACACCTGAACCGTTATTCGCAAATGTACCTGCTGCTCCTGATCCACCTGTGCCACTATTATTGAATACGAGTTGGTTGTTTGCAGTGCTATTGTATCCAGTTCCTGGATTTACAATTGTAGCAGTTGTCGAGAGGAGACCGAAGTCAGATTTCTCGATAGTAGTACTAGCAGCGTTAATACTTACATTGCCATGCAACTTAAGTTTACGATATTGGAAAACTTTTTCGCCGACTGAAAAACCTGGACCAACTAAGTTAGTAACATTCATGTCAACTTCAGTGAACATCGGGTTCTTAATTAAACCGACTTGACGGAAATCATTTGCAGTTGAAATGATACCGCTTTCACTGTTATTAAATTTGGCGCTTAAACATACTCTCTTTGCAAAGAGTTCATTGTATGGATCCGAACCATGGCCATTCTTTGGAGAAACAATTGGTCGAAGTGATGCAGGCGAGAAATATGTGGCGCTGCTGATAACTGCTGGAAGCTGAATGTATGTCGAGTCAAAGATCGATGGAGGAATCGTGATAGGCTGTTCTGAAACGTAACTTTCAGATTTTCTGTAATTTTCACCAACATCAAGAAGTTCTACACGGCTGATTGAATTTGTTGATGCAGAATCGATATACACGATACCTTCTGCTGGTGTCGATTCTTCTCCATCACCCCAGACGAATGCATAAGGATATACTTCATAAGAATCTCCTGCAGAAGGAGTGATAAGAAACGATGCATCAAGAATAAACTTCTTCTGCGCAGACGTGCCTTCATAGTTAACGATTCGACGATACTCACCAGTAGCAGCACCCGAAGTAATCTTCATCACACAACCTTGATAGTAGTCATCAATTGATGCTGCCGTGGCAGGTGCACCATAAAATGTAGGAATACCTCCGACTGTAATATCTGCAGAAAGGAAAGTTCCAGTTGCGATATAGTTATCGTAACCTGCTCCTGCGTCTTCAACTTTAATGACTTCAATCGTACCACGAGTTGCTCCGGCGATAACATCATTATTTGCAATTACTGGAACATACTGTGATGTAGCAAACTTTTCATACTGTGTTTTTGTAATGGTGTACATGTATTTCCATACATAACCATCACCTGTTTCGACTGGATTTAAATCAGCTGCGCTTCCGACTCTCGATGGGGCAACTGTTGAATTAGCAGCGATGACATCTGTACTATTATTAAACAAACATTTCCATACGTTGTATTCGGTATCATCATCTACGACAATAAAGAAATTTTTAGCTTCAAGATCACCATCAATATGATCATACATCGAATAAAATGTATTTTCTGCCCATAAATTTTTCTTTACCATCGGAATAACATCAGCTGATGTGACTCTCTTTGCAAAGATCATATTATCGTATACGTCTGTATCCGTCGAAGCAACACTGTTATTTGGCACAGGAATATTTGCGTCACTTCCAACATAAGGAATGTGTCGAGCAGCATAAACAAAGTAATCATTGTCTGCAAAGCTATCAATAAAGTTTGCAGCTGTTGCTACATTGAAGCTACTCGTAACGAGTTTTTGTGTTACTGCCATTTATTCCTCAATCGTCTTTGTCAAGAAGTGACCTGCAGTCGCGTCATCTGCGGTGCTACTATTTGCTGTTATATTTATAGGACTTCCATTCGCTGTTAATGAAAGTTTTACAGTATTTGGAGTAGTATTTACTACATAATAGTTTGTAGAATTTGATAGACCTTGAACCGCGGTGTTTGATGTGGTGTATAATACAAGATCGCCATTCGCGAATGGATTAATGACTCTTGTCAATGTATGCAGTGCGAGTGTATTACTAATCGAAACCGTATTCAGATTTAACGGATCACCACCCGATGTCTCAGAGATTTTAATTCCTGAGGTGTTCGCAAAGACAACATAGTAATAGTCGTTATTCGAGAGGCTCGAAGAAGTGCCTACGCCAATTGTTTGAGTTTCTTCTGTCGAATACTGTAAATAATCATGTACATTTAATACTTGTGTGTTATAATAGGTATTAGACCCCAAAGCAATCTGTTGAATTAATCGAATAAAGTCTGTATCATTATTAACTTCTTGTACTTCGAAGGTATACACTGCGTCTTCAATATCTAACTCAATCGTATCATTGGCTGTGCTGACATCGTCAACAGAATTAAACTGAACTTGTTGGCCAGTTGAAATTGCAGAAAGTGTCGTCGCTACATTTGCTTCTTCGACAATCAAAGCAGAACCAAAGAATCGAGTACCAGCAACATGCATTACTTTCTTGAACATATCTGAATAGCGTTCGACAGAGATCTTTGAAAGAATCTCATATGAATACTCTTGATAGTAATCACCGTCATGAATGTAGATATCGTCTGACAAGAATCCTTTCGAGCTGCGATAGAAACCTTGGCCAATACCATGACCATCAAGAATCATCTTCGCAGAACCTGCTCTCAGATTATCTTCTGATACGAAGTCAACAATCTCTCCATTCGAATATGCAAATCCAGAGTCAATGACTTGAAGAGATGAAACTTCTCCGTTTGCCGTCACAACGTTAGCTACTAGTTCTGCGTTTAAACCGATTGGATAAAGTACGCTTTCATCTTGTGTTGCTCCAATCACATCTGCTTGGGCACCAGTCACTTCACCGATCACTGTACCTCCAGCTTGCCACGTATTCTCGAATGTAATTCGTTTTGCAAGAATCTGCGTCGAGTTACTTGATTTTACGATGGCTCTGGCAGTCGAAACAATCTCAAACGGAGTTACATTTGAAACTAAACCATTTGCTGTTGGAACAGTGTATGAAAAGATAATTGCGTTGTTAACAAGTGGAGCATTATTTCCAGTAACTCTGATGAAGCTTCCAATGCTATTAGAGAAAACGGAAGAGACAAAAGAATTAACAATACCACTCGTGCTATTCGTTTGGAATAGCTTATCTTTTGGTAAGTATCCAGGAAGAGTTGCAATCGTATGTGATTCTCCGCCAGTTGAGTTGGCAGTAATGTTAATTGCAGATCCTGTTGGGCTTGAAGCGAGTTTAAATCCTACAGTATTGGCTGCTACAACATAGTATGTAGCATTTGCAGTCAAACCTGACAATGCAGTATTGCCTGTCGGAATTCGATACTGCACAATTTGTCCATTGGCGAATTCATTTGTATAGTTTCGAATATTATGCCCGCCGATATTTTCATTGTAATATCTGAGGAAGTGTCCAGCATCTCCAGGAGCAAGAGCAGTAATATCAATATTTGCTCCGCTCGGAGTTAATGAAAGAGCAAGACCAGTTGTGTTTGCATATCTGACATAATATAAACCATTTTCTTCTAGGCCAGGAAGAGGAGTAACACCATTCGTAATCAGATATCTGACTTGATCTCCATTTGCAAACAAACTGTTCGCGGTAGCAATATTAATAAAGTCGTTACTATTCTGAACATTTGTATTTGAGTTAAATGTAGCTACATTCGAGCTTTGTGTAATATTCACATTCGCAAGCGTATTCGCTGCTTCTGTGGTCAGAATAATACCAGTCGAGTTTGAAGCAAGCACATAATAATATGCGTTGTTTGATAAACCAGATAATGCAGTATTTCCAGTGTCTGTGAAATAACGAACCAGATCATTAGCAGCGAAAGCATTGCCATCGATTTCAATGAAGTTTGTGTTGGAATTAACTTCGTCAGTTGCATTGAATGTTGATGTAATGTTACGATAGAAGAAGAATTCTGACGCGCTATTTGCTTCATATTGTGTTTGAAGTGTAAATGTTTTGGCATCATATGTATTGCTATAAGCACCAGAGGAAACTTGCAAATCATAAAATATTAAGTTGGCTTGCGACTGATTAATGATTTCACCAGCAGCAAAGTTACGAGTTGCATTCTCATAGCTTATAATAAGATCTTTACGACCAAACGCTGAAATGTATGGTTGGTGGGCAAGCACAAAAGGATCTACGTTGTAGTCGGCACCTGGGTTGATCTGATTCAGTGATCCAATAATACCGATTTCGAATCTACCAAAAGTTAAACACGCATACAGATTATCGAGTAAGTTGCCTTGTGGATTCTTTGGAAATCCATATGCATCTGAAGTGATGAACTCTGAAGCGAACACTTGATTTGCTTGTTCGATAGTAGGTAGTTCTAATGTGGCTGTAATCGCAGTATTCACAGTTGGAGTACCATAGACTATGATATTACTATTTGCCGGTGCAGTGACTGAGAGCGAGTGTCCTGTTTGTGTCAAACCTTTTGTAAGATCGATAGTTGCTCCGTCAAGTGTAGTTGATAGAGTAACAGCTGTGGTATTTGATGTCTTAATAAAATAAGTGCTACCAGAAGATAGATTTGTCAGCGTAGTATTACCAGCCGCAACCGTGTAAACCGTCTTCGCTCCAGGTAAGAAAAAGCTATTTGCGGATCCAATTGCGATCGCATCTGTAGCATTCGTAACAGCAGAGTTAGCATTAAAGCTAATCGTGGTGATTGTAGTGGTATTACCGAAGTCGCGAATAGGATCTTTAATCTTAAAAGTTGTTCCTGCGACATCATATAATGTTGCGTGCGCTGTTTTATAGAAGAAGTGCCCAGCTTCGTTAGCGCGAGTTGCCGCAAATGCAGGAATATTAAACGAAGTATTAGCAAAGATTTCACCAGGGAAACTGGTATTACTAATACGAACGAACTTATTATGAGGATGAGAAAGAATTAATCCAGTGGAATTTGAGAATGCCACATAATAAGATTTTCCGCTCTCGAGACTAGTAACAACAGTGTTACCAGCAGCGACTTCATATGTAACATGATCGCCAGCGAGATAGTAAGTATTTGCATTCGGAATACTAATAAACCCATTGGCAGCATTTACGTCAGTCGAAGGATTGAAAGAAGCCCTATGAATCCGTTGAAATACTCTTTGACCTTCAACGAATCCTGTATTTGATGTGACCGACAATTGAAGACGGCTATAGTCGAGTGTATCTTGGCTATTGGCAGCAATAAGATCTGTACCAATAAAGATAACTTCTGTTTCACCGATTGTACCGACACCAAATCCAGCACCAGAACCAAAGCTAATCGACGTAACATTACTTACGCTATTTGAAAAAGGAGCAATTACCTTCGACGGAAATGATCTGACATAGTCACCACCTTCAATATCAAGCGAGTATGATGTAATGCGGAAGTTATCAGCATTTGCGGCAGTATAGACAGTATCTGTTTCATTCCAGTAACCCTTACGAGGAATAAACGAAAGGCTGCCAACATTCGTAGATGTATTATAATTGACTGTGATAACAAGACCTTCGGAAACAAGATTTCCTGCGGTGTTGTAAACGTATATATTATTGGCAAACGTAATGTTGTTTGATGAACCAGCTTCGAACTGCAAATAATGTACTTGTTTCTTGATGTCATATAGACCTGCGTCGAGATTGATATGACTTACATTCGCAGAAACATTTGGATTTGTCAGATTAATAAGCTTATAATTAAGTCCGTAATTATGAGTATTTCCGGTGACTGCAAAGAGTGCGTTGGTTGTCAGAGCAAGCGAGGTCGAGTTGACGATAGTCGAGACAACACCGAGAGCCACATTACCATCATCATAAAGCGTAGCATTTAAATAGTTATTACTGAACTGAGTAGAAGTACCTGTAACGGTAACGCTATTTGTTGCGGTGGTAATCGTACCAGTACCGACTTTATAATCCCAGTCGGCCATTCTTTTACTGTTCTTGAAAACACCGCGAGCATTCGTTACATTTAAAACGGTACCATCAACACTTACAACTACGTTTGCAACTGTCGCAGTTCCTGTAGCAAATCCTGTATTTTGTTGAAGTATAACATCACCAACACTGAATGTTCCGACTGGAGCAGCAATCGTAATAGCATAGTCTGTCGGAGTATTCATAAACTTGCCAGACATCGTCTTATCTTCGATCGTATTAGCAGCGAATGATATGAGATTGCCTGTTGTATAGTATGTTGCATTAGGCACAAATACACCGGCCGAATGCGAGACTGCAATAAATCCATTGGTGTTTGAAGTAGGAGCGACTTCGAGCACACGCCCTTCGGCAGCCAACATTCCATTTGCTGCATAACGATAGACAGTATTTCCGACTGCGACGTTCGAAGTAATTGCGCTATAACCAACATTTATAACTGGTTGATAGCCGCGTTCAAAAAGACTATAGTACTTGTCGCTTGTAAAATCTGCAGTGATATTGTCAAGATTTAATACTTTTTCTGATACAATGGACTCTGTATTCAGGGTATAACCATAGCCGCCATCAATAAAGATAAAGTCAACAAGGCCTGCTTGTGAATTGACGGATTCAACTCGTGCAAGCCCACCAATACCACGATCACTATTCGTAAATTTGACAATGTCGCCGACATTAAAATCACGACCACGCAGTTCGACAGTTACACGCTTGACAGATCCAACTAACTTCGCACGTTTTTCAATATTGAAATTAGGTTGGTTATTTAGATTTAAACCAATCACTTCACCGTTACGGAATTCGCCTTGACGACCAGAAACATAAAGTAAGTTAACGTAACCTTTACCAGCTCTTCGACGAATGTACTTCTCGACGAATGCCTTGGCGCCAGAAAGCTGGCCAATAACTTGCTTACCAACATAGTCGATATTATAGATCGAATATCCAATTTCAAGATATTCTGGCCTTTCGAATACGCCGTCTGATAGGCGTAAGATCTTTTCTGCAGGATATTGAACTTCAGCTGATGTACCATATACTAGTTTAAAGAAGAGATCAATAGATCTTTCTGTACCCTTCGAGCGATACATATCGAGAGCGTTCTTGACGAGTAGCTTTTTATTCGATGCAGTATCAAACTGAATGTTCTTGAGATACTTCTCTTTAAATTGAACGATAAAGTCATCAGTAGTATCATCAATATCGCGATATGAAGGTAGACGACGAGCATGGTACAGAGGATTGTTAGTACTTTCAAGCCACTCGTAATATGCCTTGACGAACGCAATGAAGTTTTCTCCCTCTTCTTGATAAAAAGAAGGAAATTGGTTCTCGACTAAGTGAGAAATTCTTTTTTCTATGTTCTTCATTATTCTCTGATCTGCTCAATGGTGACGTCGACATCATTCTCAAGTATATTTAGTATTACGTTTTGTGTAGAAGTAATATCAAGTGTGCGCGGCTTAGCGTAAATCTTGAGTGAAGTTCCAGTGTAATTGGTAATATTAAAGTTATTAATGCGAATAATACCAGCGTCATAGTCAACTGTACCAATCTCAATGATTGTGCGATGCTGTGTGCCTTGTGCATTCACGATTCTCATTCTACCATCACCATCATCTTCAAGACGACAGTTTGGAAGACCATTATATGTAAATGTCGAAGAACTAACAATATGAATATCACCGACCTTATGCTCTGCCCCTTTGCCTGGAATGTCATCACGCAATGGAGTCTTAAAGTCAATCGTCACATTTTGGCCAGATGACACCACGCCCGAGCTTGCAAGAGAAACAAGAGATCCTGATGTTGCCTCATTTGAACCAGTCACTGTCGTACTCAGAACTGGTGTCAAGTATTTGATGAGTTCGATCTCAGTCTCGTTACTAATAATGCTATTTTCTGCTGCATCGACATCACGAATGAACCTTGAATAACGCATCGTACGAGCAAAGTTATTGAGATTCACAGAAGCGTGATTTAAAATCGCGTCGATAACAAGTGTTCGAATGTCTTCTGGATTCAAACCAGTCGTATTGATGTTATACTTGATATTTGTTTTAATATACAGGTAAGTATAATCAGGCGATACAAAGATCGGTTCAATCGCAACAGATGATCTCGATCTTAAGAATTTTTTATACTCACTCTCTTTAATCTTTGGTAGTCCATCAACATCTTCAAGATCGATCGATAAGAAGATTCGACCAAACTGCGGAGGATTTGCATCTTCTCCACCATAAGCAACAACTGCATTGATTTCTGGAAAGTTTGCTTTGAGCAGATTCTCATAATCTTCAGAAGTCACTGCTCGTTCTTGTGTAGTAAAGGCTCGAGGTGCATTATACTTAATCGAGTTGAGATCTTCGGCAACAGCACCGTCAGTGGCAGAAGAAATCGTCTCAACAACAACAAGAGCTTCGTCGTCGATACGTGCAGTATTAGTGAACTTAAACGCTCCGTTCGGCAATTCACCATTACATACTCGATATTCGATAACTACGACAGAGTTATTCTTTGGTTTTCTTCCAACAACACCATCACCGAATACGACTTCATAAGTATCGCCGATTCCAGGTTGTAAAAAGAATACCTTTGCATTCAGATCATGACCGAACAACGATGTAGCTCGTGTGTAAGCATGAGTTGTCGTACCATTATCTTCAAAGACTGTGACAGATAAACTCTCAAGATCAACGCGCTTATTACTAATCTTATAGATTAACGGATTGTTATAATTTATCGAGTAAGTATCGCTGAGATAATTACCTTCGAAGAGTGTAATGGCATCGCTCGTATATAAAAAGTTAGATCCAGATGGAACACGGTTTGTAATTACGATGTTCTCTGTTGAGCTGAATGTATAAGTAAAGTCATCGACACGTGTTGTAAATGTCGTACCCTTTGGCACGACGATAGATCTTTTCGAAGAATCCGAAGATGTAATATTCAGTCGAATTGTGGCAGAAGCCGAGCGGAATGATCTCGGTAAATAGTTGAGTTCTTTGGCATGTGAGATTACACTGTCACGAAGCTTGGCAGAATCTAAAAACATTTCATTGCTAACCATGTTCAGATAGAAAGCATTCTGATATGTGTTATATGATAAGATATCCAACAACACCGACATGTTACTTCCTTCAAAGTCATAGTCCTTGAACCTATCTTGCGAACGTAAGAAGGTTTTCAGAGAATCTTTGTAAGAAGCAAAGTCTAATTGTGTAAGGACAATACTTGAGTTGGCTGCCATTATCGTACTCGATATAAAGTTAATTGGAGAGTCTGAGGGTTTGCATTATTTATGACTTCATAATAGACTGATACATCATAAGAATGCGCAAATTCGTTTGATACCACAAGTACATCAACTACTCTTGCACGTGGTTCATACTTTTGAATTGAATCTTTAATAGCATCTTTCATGAGATCTGCTGTCATAACAGAGATGTCTTCGAATAAGAATCGACGAAGACCACCACCGAACTCAGGATTAA